CAATATGATCACCGACATCATCCCATGCACCAGCAACATTAAAGTATCTAAAAATAGCTACAGGTATATCATACGCAGCACTAATATCGTGAAGTAATGGTTCGCATGCATACTTGCTCTTACCGTACGGGTTAGGAGAACCTATCTCACAACCCTCGTATACTGGCATAGATTGTTCTTTGTATACAGCAGCAGTAGAAGAGAAAACTATCTTACCCCTCCACCCTCTATCTAATAACTTTAACAGCATTAAAGACGTTTTACCAGTATTATTCTCATAGTACATGGCTGGCTGCTTTACACTACCACCGACATCAGCATAGGCGGCAAGGTGGAAGATTGTATCTATACCTTGATCCATTATGCACTCAATGATAATATCATCAGTAATACATCCAATAGAGAACATACCGTAAATAGCAGACCCATTAGGTCTACCGTCATGATCAATCCCAAAAGGAATTATATTCTGTTCTTGTAAGGTCTTGGCCAATACTGAGCCAATATAACCTCTACTTCCGGTTATTAGAACTTTCAATTCTTTTCCTCAATTCAGTTGTGCTGAACCCATGATCTCTATTGTTAAAGAATAGATCGATGGATCTGCTGACGCAACAGTCTTTACCAGTAAAATCGCGGTCAATGTAATCAGTACCCACAAAGCGAACATTAAGACTGCGTGATTGCAGAATTTGAATAATTTCGTGCTCATAAGCATAAGGAATGATTTCATCAATATATTTAATTGCGTTAAGTTGTACATATCGTTCGTATAATGATTGGACTGGGTTGTTTTTTTCTTTACGTTCTAGACTAGGATCAACCTGCAATCCTACTATTAGATAGTCACATAATTGTTTACATTCTGCAAACATAAGAACGTGACCGGTGTGACATAGATCAAAAGCACCAAAGGTAATACCAGTTTTCATTACAGATCAAAAGTAACCGTTAATATACTATCTAGGCGGAAAGATCTCCACCCCTTTGCTTCGAGATCATATACTGGCAACACCTCGGTATTGGCTACCTTTACTTTATCCGTCTTGTTCTCAATCACTGGTACCACATCTTCCTGTAGCGTACAAAGCATGACGCGCTTTGTCCCATCGACCTTTATAAACGAGATACTAGCAGGCCCATCCTTGAGCCTATTAATTAACCATTGACGACCCTCAGGAGTATCCAGGGGGGCTGCCTCTTTAAGTCTTATATTATCATCCATATACATCCTATAAAAAAGGGGACCGAAGTCCCCTAATTATATTAGCTTACGCTAAATTAAACAAGTCCCATTGCTTGTGCACGATAGCCAGCAGCAATGATCTTGCGGCTTGGAGTACCCATATGGTACTGGTTGGTTACACGACCTTTGGTATCAACGTTACGGTCGTTGTAGATTGGAAGGCCATCTTCAAGGCGAAGTTGGCTAACAACTTTACCAGGAGAAGCAATACCGAACTGGGCGGTAATTTGCTTGGCAGTCAAAGAACGACCTTCGAAGAAAGCCTTACGTAGTTTAGATTTTTGGTTCATAATTTACCTTTCATAATAAATGTTTGCCTATAGGCAGTCTCGATAATAGCTCAGTTCATAGTTAAAAGCAACTATTTCTTAGCTTTAGTTATTGTATGTGAGTCTTTAGCCATTAGTAGGCGGCTATTGGGACGATTGTAGGAATAGAATACCCAGTATTGACGACCTTCGATCTCATCTTCGTTAACGATATCACCAATGAAAGTATCATTAGTAATCTTGTTAAAAAGGGATACGTTTTGCTTAACATTAAAGGTGGGTTGTTTACGGTATGCTTGCATGATATATGGTCCGGCGTGAGAGAATCGAACTCCCATTGGAAGGGTAGAAGCCTACTGTATTGTCCATTATACTAACGCCAGCACTTTAAATCCGTTATTCTTAAGTCTATTCTCAAAGTTTTCGTAATCGTTATGATTCATAGTCATACGCTGGGTATGACCTGATGCAGTCTGAAATATCTCTACTAGTTTGCTATTGTAGTAGACTTTAATATTTATTGCATCTTTTACGAAATTATATGTAGGCTTGCCTGACGGCATAACGTAAGGAACTCCACTACTACTTTTCTTTGCCATTTTCAGATACCCCGTACTTACAGACATAATAACTATCAATGATATCCGAAGATGGATTCCATTGCTTATCAGTCAATTGTAGGATATCTTTTAAATTAATGCCAGTCTCTGAAATAAAGCTGTCCTGCATTACTTCCTTGTTTGCATTACCTTTGCCCGTTGCAAACTTCTTAATTACAGTAGGCGGGACGGTAATGCAATTGAGGTTGTTGGTCCAGAGTCTATATTTAAGTACTCCGGTATTCTCAGCTATCTGAAACACCCTACCCACAGCGTTAAACGCGTATCCCTCAATGTATACGCACTCCACTTTATGTTTAACTACCTTATCTAGTATCCAGTTTGAGATGTTGTTGTAGCGTTCTTCAGGGTATGTAAACTCTGGATACAACTCACCCTTAAACGTGGTGTTACTGGTAATAGTTTTCTTTACACTGGTATAGTAATAAAAGGTACACCGACTAATGTCAAATGTACCTTTGTTATCAAATATGCATAGTGATGGAGAGGTTAATGATAAATCAATTCCTAATATACTCATAGTCATCCTTTAGATGACTATGTATCACTCCTCGTCAGGATCTTCGAAATATTCCTCGTCTATCTCAGGATCATCTTCTTCTACCGATTCTAATTCTGACCCGCAATAGGGGCAAAATGAAATATCTGCCATCTCACTTTCCTCATAAATTGGAAAGACGTAAAATTCACTATCACATTCGTAACATATGTGGGGGATCTTTTCTGTCATTGTTTAGCCCATACTTCTGACCAACTACCATTCAATGCGCCCTTTGCATAATCAGTTGCACGGTTCTCAAAGAAATTGGTGTGGGTCGGTGCGTTAATCATATTCTCTACCCAGGGTAGAGGATTCCTTTTTACCTTCATTATCCCCTTAAGGCCCAGGCTAATAAGACGACGATCGGTAATGTAACGTATATATTGTTTAACGTCATTAGCGTCCAGGTCATCCATAGGCCCCATAGCAAAAGCCAGATCAATGAACCTATCTTCCAGCTCCACCATTTTTTCTGCGATGGTGTAAATTTTACCTTTAAGTTCATCATTCCAGATCTCTTTATTTTCTTCTATGTATGTTCTGAATAATTTAATCATTGATTCAGCATGCATAGTCTCGTCAACTATTGACCAGGTCACAATTTGACCCATGCCCTTCATCTTTCCATTACGTGGGAAGTTCAATAGCATAATAAAAGAACTAAACAGTTGCATACCTTCAGTGAATGCACTGAATACAGCAATGTGGGTTGCAGTTGATTCTGTGGTACCGTTCTTACTTGAAATCTCCAGAACGTAGTCGTGCTTATCTTTCATCTCTTGATACTCAAGAAACTGGTTGTACATGGACTCCGGTAGACCAAGGGTCTCAATTAAGTGACTGTAGGCGGCAATATGTAATGCCTCACGAGCGGCAAATCCAGCCAACATCATCCGTACTTCTGGTTGAGGGAAGTGGGGTAGATAGTTATTAACGTAACCACCAGCCACATCAATATCTCCCTGGGTGAAGAATCTAAAGATGTGCGTTAGAAATTGTTTTTCCTCAACGGTTAATTTCTTCTTCCAATCCTGTACATCCTCAAGCATCGGTACCTCGGTATGGAGCCAATGGCTCTGCTCGTGCTTTAACCATGCATCGTAGGCCCAAGGGTAATTAAAGGGCTTGAAATACGTTCTCTCGTCAGTCAGTCTAGTTTTTTTCTTAGTAATCATTATTCACACCAGCTAGTCTTAGCTTCTCCGTAGTATTCACGAGCATATCCATTTTGTATTAGCATTATACGCAGACTTTGTCCATTAAGCAACACATCACCTAAAACCCGGCCCCCGTACTTGTCCCAATCCATAAGCACTACTTGGCGCTTTTGGGCTTGACTAATCATTTGCTTGGTAAATGCTGAGGCAGCCTGGCCCCTTGCTTCTTCACTTGCACATTTTGCTCTAAAACTTTTCTCAGGTGTATCTACCCCATACACTCTGATAGACAGTTCTTTCTTTAAAGGTTCTGGTAACCAATTAGCCTCAAATGCAACTGTATCACCATCTATTACTCGGGTGATAACGGCATCGTACGTAACACCTATTTTTTGTTTTTGTGCATATACTGGTAATACCATGCATGCAGCTATAAGGATTGTAATTATTCTTTTCATTTTTTCCTTTATTGTTTTAGTAATTTGTTCGCAAAATCTAACAGTAGTTTATGGTGTTCTCCATTATGATAATGATTCTTCATCCATGAGTGGTATGTATACCAGCCTGGCTCACTCTCTGGATGACAACCGATCAATCCAATTCTTCCTTGCATGATAGCCATTGCATCCCCGTTAGGGTAGGTAGCAATAGTATCATAATTATTTCCCTCAAAGGCGCACCCATCAAAGAAGAACATTTTTTCTTCCTTACCAAGCCACTTAACCTTCATTGCCTTTGCATGCGGCCTTCTTGTATCTGTATTTGGTCTTTTGATATACTGCTCCACCTTAACGTCCTTTAGAATATTAAAATATTCTTTCCCTGCCCAATAAGCGCCCATACAAATACCAAGATACCTACCTCCATCTTCTATGTAATTATGAACTAGTTTTAAGTTACCTTTAAGTAAGGAGTCCCAGCTATCAGAATCTCCCACCCCTCCTGGAAATGCAACTATATCCACATCACTAAAAAAGTCGTCTTCTATTTGCTGCTTGGCAAAAATTTTAAACCTGTACCTATCATCTAGCGCCTTCATTATACCGTTACCGCATTGTACTGAACATTTGGGTTGGTGTAAGAATAATGCTATAACAGGTCTACTCATACATAACCGTATTCGTACTTCCTAATGCCCATTTTGAATCCGTTTCTACTGACCACCGTTTTGTAGCTACCCTGAAGTCAGGCATCTTTAATTCTTTAGGATTACTACTTGGTTCAAGAACAATAAGACGGTTATTAGGTTGAGCAGCAAACTGCCCATTATCACACTTAATGATATTAAACGATTTGTGATCTTCAATGTCTTCAGATAATCCAGTATCCAAAACGTTGAAATCAGGATGACAAGAGTCCACAGTAAATAGATACTCACCATATACCCATCCTCCTGATTTACTTTTAAACTTACATTTCATAGATTGTAACTGTGCTTTTTTTATAACCGTTATATCATATGATATGCAGTCCCATAACTGTAAGTAGTCTAGTGGGAGAGGATCACCTTCAATTTGTTTCCAACAGAAGGCGTGAAGCGGTAACTTATCGTAGAGGGCGCCATATTCGTTTAAGTATGCCTCTATGCGGAAGGCTTGTCCTCGCATAGATTTTATACTGATCCACCAACATGGTACTAACTCACCAAAGCCCTTTGTAAAATCGTAAAGAAACTCTTTACGTACGAAACATCTAACGGTAGGTAGATTTGCTACTAGAAATGACATAATTAACCCTCACATGCAAGACAAACATCACCCTCGGCAAGCGCTTTAAGATCTAACTCTTGTATGACTTGACGCTCGATTCTTTTGGATACTTTATCAGCTTTTGCAAGCTTCTCACTCCGGCAGTAGTATAATGTCTTTAATCCTTGCTTCCATGCCTGAAAGTGAACGGCATGTAGGTAAAGAATGTTAACATCTGGACGGAAGAATATGTTAAGTGACTGTGCTTGATCGATATACTGCTGTCTGTCGGCGGCGTGTTGTATCACCCAGCGCTGGTCAATTTCCATAGCCGTTTTAAATACGTCCTTTGTCCAATCATCTAACCAATCCAGATGCTGAACACTACCATCATTCGCAATAATGGAAGACCAAATATCATTATAATCATTTGTTGATATTGTTTCACCATCACCCGCCAGGTGTTTTTGAATGACTTTATCAAACCACTTGTTTCTATTCAACGATGAACCGCTTAATGTGTCTTGTCTATATGCATTAGCGCGGTAAGGTTCAATAGAAGGACTTGTATTGCCCATAAGGATGGAAGAGCTAGCATTAGGGGCAATAGCCATAGTAT